CAGCTCGTCAGTGGCATCGTCCCCTTTGGGGTCAAGGTCGGCTCGTCGCAGGCCACCAACGGTTATGGGCCTCATCTGGACCAGCCCTCGCCCAACAGCGATGACGATGGTGACGACGGCTACGGCGACAGCAACAGCGGTGATATCCCATGAGCTATCCCGAGCGCGTCGATGTGTCCATGACACCAGAGACCAAGAAAGCATTGAACGATCTCGCCGTCGCCAACCAGACCTCGCTTGCCCAGCAAGCCCGCGTGGCCATCCAGAGCTATCTGGCTTCGTTGCACCAGAAGCCCTCATAGCTCACCCTGGGCTTAGCCTTTCCTTGGAGACGCCATGACGACCTCGGAGTATCCCGGCTATACCAACCCCACTGGCACCGCGCCCAGCTCGATCTTTGATGAGGTCAACGCGGCCTACCGCCAGGTCGACGTTGATCGCTTGTCACCCATTGAGGAGATGGGTCAGGCGACCTTCAGCGGCGATGGCACGGCCACGACCTTCTCGATCAATCACACCCTGGGCGTGGCACCCTCGAGGGCTTTCATCCAGGCCCATAGCCAGGACGCCAGCGGTGACTCGTGGGTATCCAACATGACCGCCTCAGTCATCGAGATCACCTTCGCCGCGGCTCCGGCCAGTGGCACCGACAACATCGTGCTGGGCTACTACGCCCGCGCCTAAGCCCCGCCGCGCCGACACCCACCCGTGATCACGTAGGCGGTGGGCCTGCCCCACGTCGTGAGCTTTTCGTCTCCTTTCTCTCTCGGCGTGGGGCGTGGCGGCGGCCAACCACTGTGAGGGGGATTACACAGGAGAGGCGCTATGGGTGACCAGATCGTCGTCGACTTCTCCAAGGCGGTCCCGCCCGAGCAGCAGCCCGACTCGCGGGTAGAGCCCCCCTCTCAAGTCGATAGCTCCAGCCCAGGAAGCGATAGCCCCTCCCCGACTGAGAGCAGCCAGAGCAGCCAGCTCCAACAGCCCCTGGACCGCCCCGTCGCCGACGACGAGATCGAGGGCATCAAGGCCGCCTTCGTGCGCACCGGGGGCAACCTGGCCCAGGTGGCCCGCGAGTTCTCCACCTCACCCGCCCGGGTCAAGTCACTGGCGCTAAAGAATGGCTGGACGCTGTATGGGCGGGCCAAGTCGTCCCATGAGAAGGCTTCCACATCCCGACTTCAAGCCTTATCGCAAAGCCTGGAGGCCAAGCTCTATGAGCTGCTGGCCTCGCTGGAGGTAGAGACCAAGGAATACCACGACGTGACCAAGGACGGGCTCAACAGCCAGTACGTGGCCAACCTGGCCTCGCGCAACAGCGCCTTCAAGGACGTGTTCGACCGCTACATGCGCGTCCAAGCGCTGCTGGAGCCCGAAACCTTCGGCGAGGACAAAAACAGCGCGGCCCGTCTGGCCCAGCAGAAGGCGTCCAGCTCCGATGGCCTTGGCGGCGTAGAAGGGGTCAATCGCCAGATCACCGCGCTGATCGCCGGGGTGGTGGTCACCGAGGACCAGGTGTCCAAGCCCCCCGACATGGAGGCGGCCCAGGTCATCGAGGCCACCCCGCCAAGCGATGAGCCTGCTACTGCCTCCAACGAGTCTCCCGCTCCCTCCCTCGGCGAGGACGATATAGATCCCGACAGCGTTACGGTTGACGACGCAAGCGATCTCTCGGAATGAAGACCGACGACTTGCCGGCCGCGCTACGCGAGCTGTCCCAGGACGACCTGGTGGCCTTGAAGGAGTTGGTCGACAAGAAGGCGTGGCTGCGGGCCACGACCATCGCCGACTTCACCAGCAAGGAGCAACAGGCCATTGCCGATGCCAAGCGCCAGACGGGCGATGTGGCCCAGCGCCGGGTACGAGATCGCTTCTATCAGCGCAAGCATTGGGACAGCCTGCGCTGGTTCCTCTTCGGAGGGCTGGTCGACATCACCGGGCTACCGGTTGACCCACAGCGGGCCTACGACCCCGATGACAACCCGTGGGTCAAGGTGAGAGTGGGCGGCTGGGCCCAGACGCTGGACGAGCACGACGAGGCCAACCCCTACAAGACGCTGCCCGACAAGGACTACCTGCGCCTGCTTAGCTACGCCTGGGTCTTTCAGCCGCTGTTGCTGGTGCCCAAGAGCCGCCAGGTCATGGTCACCTGGCTGTTTTGCTGCATCGCTACCCACAACCTCATTGTCCGCCCGGCACAGCGCATGGCGGTGATCTCCAAGAAGTTCGAGGACGCCGACTCGTTGATCGACCGCATGGAGACGATCTACAACCGGCTACCCCATAGCCGCTTCTCCGTGCCGGCCGCGTTCGATAAACACCGAAAAAGTGGTGAAGTGAGTTGCCCTCAGATGGAGTCTATTGTTCAGGCAATGGGCGAAGAAGCAAAAGGGCTAAGACAATATACCTTCAGTTGGGTTTTTTCAGATGAAGTTTCTTTTCAAGATCAGGCAGATGATATTTTCAGGGCTGCGATGCCCACGGTCAAAGGAGGGGGGCGCTTCACCGGGGTGAGCACGCCCAACGGTGAGGAGGTCTTTCACGCCACCCTGAGCGAGAATGGCCGCATCCCCGTGCCTGCTGGGGCTTGAGGAGCTTTCCTATGCCGGTGCACGCAGGCAAGGACAGCCAGGGCCACTACTATCAGTATGGCAATCAGGCCAAGTACCACTACACCGCTGGCGACGAACAGAGCCGCAAGCGAGCCAAGCGCAAGGCCTACATGCAACAGGCCGCCATCGAGGCCAACAGCAACAGCAGCAGCAGCAGCTAACCCACCTCTTCAAGGCAAGCCATGCCCGAGGCGCACGCGGACGGCAGCGACTCCGGGGAGTTCACGTTCAAGCTGCCACGCACGCGCATTCCTGAGCCGATCATGCCCGGCATCCGGGGCTGGAAGACCAGCGATGGCTATCTGGTGTTGCGCCTGCACTACACCGCCGATCCTGACCGAGCGACCGAGCAGTGGCGCAACCACTACGTGGTGGGTTACCGGGGCGGCTTTCAAGGCCGTGACTGGCAACGCGAGATGGAGATCGACTTCACCGCCTTCTCTGGTGAGGCCGTCTACTCCCAGTTCGACCCGAACAACAGCGTGCGGCCCACGCGCTACAACCCCCGGGTGCCGCTGTGGCGCGGTTGGGACTTCGGCTACCGGCATCCGGCCGTGGTGTGGGCCCAACTGTGGCCCGACGACACGCTGGTGTGCTTGCACGAGCTGTATCCCACCATTGACCGCGACCAACTTGCCGGATTATCCACCCACCAGCTGGCCAAGAAGGTCATTGATCAGACCCAGCGGCTTTTCCCTCAAGCCCTCGAGCAGGACAGCGCTGGCATCGCCGACTTCTGTGACCCGGCGGGCAATCAGCGCAAGGAGAACTCCGAGTTCTCATCCATTGAGGTGCTCAACCAGTTCGGCATCGACCCCGAGTGGTCGGTCGTGGGCCGCAAGAACCGTATCAACTACCTGCGCGAGTACGTCGAGCGCGAGGGCAAGTTCCGCGTCAACCCGCACTGCACGCTGCTGATCAAGGCGTTGTCCTCGGCCTACCGCTATCCCGAGGCCGATGCGGGCACCGGTGATCGCGAGATGCCAGATCTGGGCAAGAAGGTCCAAGAGGAGCCGTATGTGCACCTCATGGACGCCCTGGAGTACATCGCCGCCTGCAACCTCGACATCGGCATCGCCACCAACCTCGCGGACTTGGAAGCCGATGAGAGTGAGTCCCACATCTCCGAGCTGGCAAAGATCTATTTGCAGGCCAACGACCAGGACGTGAGGCAAGCCCGCGTCGTCGATGAGTCGCAACCTGAGCTAACCGAGGAGCTTACCCCGGCTGACTTAGTCGGGGAAGAGATCGACGAGGACTCGTTAGACGATATGTGGCTGTTATCCTAAATCGAAGAGGTGCAAACATGGCCAATGTCCAGATCCTGCCCAAGCCAAAAACGTCGCCCATGACGTGTGTCGTCTCTGGCGACGGTCGGGGGCCGGTGCTCGACCTTGGCCGTGACATCAACGGCTATGGACGTTTGTACGTCAAGATCGACGCCATTGCCAAGCCGCTGCGTCAACAAGGCTGGGTCGACCCGGACCAGGCCGCCAAGCTGCGCGATCAGGCAGCCCAAGAAGAAGCTCGTGCGAACCACTTGCAGGATCAGGCCGATAAGTACCAAGAGCTGGTCATGCGCTTGGCCAATGCGGCCGCGGAAGTTATGCCCTCACCCGAGGCCGAGGTGGTCACCGAGGTCAAAGAAACCGTGCGCGATCCCACGCGCGACGAGATCGAGCAGTGGCTCATTGAGCACCCCAATCACCCCTTGCTCAGACACCACCAGCCACCCGAGCCAGGCAGCGCAGCCGAGCACGAGCAGCTTTACGGCGCGCCCCACCAGCGCCGCAAGGCCAAGCACTATGCCGACGTGGCCCGCAAGCGCGCCGAGCAGGCCCAGCAACAGCAAAGCACCGCGCCCACCACCCAGCAGGATCACGGCCAGCCATCCACGCCCATGACGACTCAGCTACAGGGCCAAGAGGTCGACATCGACGCCCTACTCAATGAGAAAGTGGCCGACATTATCGCCTTCTGTGAGGGCCATTCCGAGGAGTTTCGCACCCAGGTGGTCAACCGTGAGCTAGAGCTTGCCGACCGGGGCTATGGCCGTGCGCGCAAGGGGCTCATCACCGGCCTTGGCTTTGAGTTCGTCGAGGGAGCCCGGGATCAGGACTACGACCAGCCCATCGACCCCCGGGGCGAGCCCGACGCCGATGAGGACTCCGATGAACCAGTCGATGAGGACGAGCTGATCGTCGAGGACGACGAGCAAGGAGAGACGCCGTGACGACCGTGGTGATCTTGGCCTTCATCCTCGCGCTGGTCATGCTACTGACCATCGCGGCCACCGTCTTGGCCCTCTCGCGGTTTTGGCGCGCCGAGATTGCTGATCTGCGCAGCGAGTACTCCCAGCTTCTGACTCAGCGTGAGCACTACATCGCCGAGCTGCACAACCGCTTGGCCGCCAACTCCTGGCAGGAGTTCACCGCGCTGCAGCAAAACACGCCCAACGCCACCGACAAGACCATTGCGGGAGAACGCGCGGCTTCCTCAGGCGAATGGAAGCTATTGGGGGACTCGGAACCGGCCGAGCCGGCCGCCTTCGATGACGTGGGCTGGGGCGAGACGGTCGACGACTCGATCGAGGCCCAATGGCTGGCCCGCGGGGTCGACATGGAGGGCCCAACGGTGGGAGGAGCCTAGATGAGTTCCCAGCCGCCAATGGCTGGCATGACCGATGCCTTGCAGTCGGGCTATGCCTCGGAGCAAGGTCAGCCCGGGGCGAAGGGTCAACGCTACAAGCCCTTTGAGCAGATGAGCGATCAAGAGCTGATATCGCTCAACGACGAGTGGTTCTCGCGGGTCACGCGCAACCGCCAGCACGTCGAGCGCTGGGCGCTATTGGCCACGGCCTTCTATCTGGACCAGCAGTACGTCGACTTCTATCAGGTGCCCAACGCGGGCACGATGCTGACCCAGCTTCCGGCCAAGAAGGGCCGGGTGCGCACTGTTGATAACCTCATCGAGCCGGCTGTTCGCTCCGAGCTTGCTCGCTTGCTGCGCAACCGCCCCTACGGCGTGGTCGTACCCGATGGGCTCGATGGCCAGGACTACGAGGCCGCTCGGGCGGGTCAGCGCATCATCGAGCACGTGACCAGAGAGCAGAGCCTGGAGGAGTACTTCGAGGAGGCCGCGCTGTGGGCCCTGTTCGGCGGCACGTCGGTCATTGACACCCAATGGGATCCCGAGGCCGGGCCAGAGAAACAAGGCGAGGGCGATATCGCCGGTATGGACCCCGGTGAGATCATCGACCCGCTGGAGGGGTTGGACCCGTCACAGTCGCCGGATGCGCTAGCTGGCCGACGTGGCGGCGATCCCAACATGGCCCCACAGGACCTGGCCTCTCAGCTACAGGCCGGTGGGCAGATGCCAGGCCAAGGCCCAATGGGCGGCCCACCCAGCGGTGGCCGCTATGGACTTGAACGCATGGGTGACTTTGAGTTTCGCACGCTGTCGTGCTTCGAGCTGGGCGTGCCCCACATTCGCAAGGCCGACATCGAGGATCAGCCCTATGTGATGATCACCAAGGCCTACGAGCTTGACGAGATCTACGAGCGCTGGGGCATAGAGGTTGAGGCCGACACCCAGGGGCGCTACGGCATGCTCGATGAGCGCATGACCCAAGTGCTGCAAGGCGGCATGAGCCCCACCCACATGCCCAGCTCGTCTAGCGCGCCCAAGGTTCCTACGGCAATCGTCAAAGAGACCTGGATCAAGCCCTCCCGGCGGGCTCCCGACGGGCTGATTTTGATCACCGCTGGGGGCCAGATCCTGGAGCAGCGCGCCTGGCCGGAGTACCTGCAGCGCCAGTACCCCTTTGCCAAGATCGACTACACCAAGGTGCCGGGCAGCTTTTGGAGCAAGGGGATGGTCCAAGCGCTCATCCCCTTGCAGCGCCGCCACAACCGCGCCGCCTCAGGCATGGTCGAGCAGGTCAACCTGCACTCCTCGGTGGGTGTGGCCCTGCCCCGGGGCACCCAGGTCAAGGGCGCGCTGGGCGGCAAGTCGACGATCTATGAGATGCCGCCAGGCTCGACTCAGCCGGCCCATAACGTGCAGGTGCCCGAGGCCGGTGAGCTGATCCTGCGTGAGATCGAGCTAACCCGACAGTCGGTGTCTGACATCACGTTCATGCACGAGGTGTCCCGGGGCACTACCCCGCCAAACGTAAGATCGGGAACTGCCATCAACTCCTTGAAGGAGATGGACGACTCGGCATCCTCCATTCCCATTCGCTCCATTGAGCGCGCGGTGCAAAAGCAGGGCAACATCATTCTGAGCATGGCGCGGCAGTTGTGGAGCGATCAGCGCGTGGTCACGGTGCTGGGCGAGGAGGGCGACATCGAGGCCCGCGCCTTCATCCGGGGCGATCAGATCGGGGGCAACTTCTGGGTCCAGCCCGGCTCGGGCTGGCCCTTCTCCAAGGCCGAGAAAGAGGCGGAAGTGTACCGGGCCCTGGAGTACGGCCTGATTGACCAATCAGAGGCAAGCCGCGTGCTGGAGATGGGCGGGCTGCGCAAGGTCTTCAACGAGCGCCAGATCGACCTGCGTCATGCGCGCAGGGAGAACCAGCTCTTCGAGGAGCTGACCGTGGCCAATCCCGACACCGGCGAGATCGACCTGGACCACTTCCAGGCCCAGGTCGAGGCACTGCGCCCGGCCGACTGGCACGAGCACCTGGTGCACTTACAGGTCCACAACCGCATGCGCAAGATGGCCGAGTTCGAGCAGTGGCCCACCTATCGCCAGTACGCCTTCACCGCCCACATCACGGCCCACCAGGCCGCC